GAGTGAGGCAACTACTTTTATGTGTTATGTCGGCATATGGATTATAGTGGCTATTTTCCTTTCTTCGTTAAAGTTTAAGGACTAAGAGGCTAGAAAATGATAACCCAGATTAAGGAGGAACCTTGATGTCGAGTGAATTAGCAATATATCTTATCGTTTGTAATGGTATTACTATTATAGTTTTTCTACTTCTACGTCTTACTAAATAGAATAACTAGGGGCGGGCTCGGCAGCCAGCTCTAGTATAGAGGGGAGTAAAGCTGGAAAGAACGCTCCTTTTTGTCCAGGGACGCCACCAGCTTTACTCCCCTACCAAGCATAGGAATAATTAACTAAAAGGAGGAACCTTATGGTAATGGAAATAACTGAAAAGACAGTCAAAAATCTTGATGCACTTTCGACTTATATTCACAATGTGGCTGATGACCTTTTACACAATGATATTGATAGCTTGGCCTTGACAGAAGATTCCTCAGTAAGCAGTGGGCTTACAGAGGAGGGATTAGAGATAGGGGCCTACCGTTCGGCAAAAATAGTTAAACTTGAAATAAAGCTGTCTAATAAGAATGGCAAGCTACGGGAAATTGGTTATCCATATCCAGATTAAAATAAGAGGCATATGAGAGAATATAAGGCTAGACTTCTAAATGCACATGGAAAGCCTGTTGGCACCGGCACAGTTCAAGCATATCCCTTCAAAGGAAGGGGGGGAGATGCCTTTTGTAGAACTTCAAGGAAAAGTCTATATTGCTACTGAGGCACGTTGGGAAGATAGAATAGAGGGGCCATAATGGGAAATAAGTAACTATACTTAACCAATAATAGAATAAGAATAATTTAACTGACGGTGGACCCGCAGGCTGTAAAAGGCTTGCGGGTCTTTTTTTATTCTCAAAAGGTAAAAGGAGCAATCATGTTAACAGAGGATAGAGTTAGAGAGATTATCAATGAAGCAGGAAAGGTGGATATTAAAGAAATAGCCCGTGAATTGGTACTACTGCAAAAAAGGAGAGCAAACAATGAACGGAAGGCTATCTAAACAGATACGCAAGGAGCAAGGGGGATAATATGCCGTATAGTGCGTTAGGTGACTTACCAGATGCAGTTAAGGAACTGCCAAAACACGCCCAAGAGATATACTTGAGTGCTTTCAATTCAGCCTTTAAGCAATATGATGGCAACGAGGCTAAGTCTCACGGCACAGCATGGGCAGCCGTTAAGTCGAAGTATAAAAAGGATGTAGGCGGCGAATGGGTAGCCAAAGAAGCCATCCATCCTCACGGAGACCATGTTTGTGTTTGCTCTCAATGCGACAATGAGCTAACAGTTGAAGCAAATGTCAAATGCAATATCCAGAAATGCCCTAAGTGTGACGCTCCTATGATAGCCAAAACCGCAGGAGAACAGCGAGAATCATTGAGTGATGATGATAAACGCAGACTCTTACAGGGCGCTGTGACCGATGCTTACTTACCGAAGGAAGAAAACCCTGATCCAAGCGGATTAAATATCGAGGAAGTATTTGACGAATATTTAATCTACAATATCGGCGGCCAATTATACAAGGCAGATTATATTATGGCCGAAGATGGTGCAGTTGAGCTAGGAGAACCGCAGAAAGTCATACAGAAGACCACCTATGACACGACAGAGGCATTAAGGGACTTGCACGGTAAAATCATACATGAGATAAGGCAGCGTGCCACTGGTGACGATATGAACGCCATAGAGAAGGTGCTGACTTCGTGCAGCGAATCATTTGATGCGACAGATAAAAAGCGCATCGCTGTAATTGGAAAAGAGGCTGAGGATATACTGACTTTACTTAGAAGCAAGCCGCTTGTTAAGTCAAACTTTACTACAGATACCCAATATCCTATTGAGGCTTTTGCTTATATAGGAGAAAGCGACAATCCTGATACATGGGAGCTTCGGCTTTGGGAAGATGACAAGGTTACCGAGGCACAGCTTGGCCGTATATCCGCATATCTAAGCCCTGGCGGTTATAACGGCAAGACGGTATCAATACCAGAGAGCGCCATTAGGTCAGTCAAGCGCAGGGTTAGGAGTGAGTACAGGAATCTTGGTATTGAAGAAAGGAAAATCCCGAAATGGGTCAAGGAAGTAGAGACTAGAGAACTGGTTAAAAGTTATATATCACTCTCCGAGGCCAATGTTGACAAGGGACGGGCGACTATCACCGTTATCAAGCCCGGCTTCAATGTTAGTGAAGACAGATATTACCCCGCAGAAATGCTAAAGCGGGATTATAAGGTTTTTGAAGGTGCCAAGATGTATGCTGACCACCCGACTGAGGCCGAAGACCAGCAACTACCGGAGAGGTCAATCAAGTCTGGCGGGTGGGTAGCGGTGTTAAAAGATGTTACGTGCGACGAAGCGGGCGTAGTTTCAGGCGTGGCCGAGATAATCGAACCGTGGCTAATGGTGAAGCTGGCTACATTGCGTGATAAGGATATGCTCAAGGAAATGGGCGTGTCCATAAACGCTGTAGGCAGCGCAGCCAAAGACACGATTGATGGCAAGGAGACGCTTGTGATTGAGACGCTAGTTGCCTGCAGGTCGGTTGATTTTGTAACAGAACCGGGCGCCGGAGGGATTGTTACGTTCTATGAATCAGACAGAAACAGGGATATTGACCTGATAGAACTGACAGCACTTCGAGAGCGCCGCCCTGACTTAATTAAGGCTATAGAGTCCGAAGTCAGGAAGGAAATACATACGGAGGTTAAAAAGGTAATGGAGAACGAAAAGAAGATTGAGGATTTAGAGGGGCAGATCACCACGCTAACTACTGAGCGTGACCAACTCAAGGAAACCGCCGATAAAGCAGAGAAGGACAAAGCAAAGGCCGACGCACAAGCCACTATTAAAGAGGCTGTAGACAAGGCCGAGCTACCCGTTGCTGCTAAAGAGAAACTTATTGAGCGGTTTAAGGACGCCGAGGCTGCCGAGGGAATAGCAGAAGCGATACAGTCTGAAATAGACTACATCGCCAAACTATCCGAGTCTGTCAAGGTAAAAGGCTTGGGCGCAACGAAAGTTGACCCCGAGAAAGACCATAAAGCCCTTGTTGAATCATTCAAGGGAATGGGAATGAACGATGAGGATGCCGAGACTGCCGCTAAAGGGCGGTAGAAACTAAAAAATAACACGGAGGTAATTAAAATGCCAGGAGTAACAGTAGGAGTTTACACCGGTGATGAAGATGCCGGTACTGAAGTTTCGTCTACTTATGAAGGTAGGCACTTAACAGTTCGTGATGACGAGCTAATTCACCCTTATATACTGGACACCTTTGTCAATAAGGGTGACCCCGTAGTCGTGTGTGATGCCGGAGTCCCTGCAACCTATGGGAATGCAGTTGGCGTGGCCCTTGCTAGCGGTGCGGCCACTTCAGACCATATTGCCATAGATACCGAGGGAATCTGGAACCTAACCGTTTATGCCGAGGATGATGATGGGAATGTAGCCATTGAGATTGGTGACCCTCTATTCATCAGAGCAGGGGCGTTACCAGGTGCGGCAGATGCTGATGGTACGGGTGATGCTGAGATTAGCAAAATCGTAGACAGTAACACTCAAATCCCGTTCGGCTATGCACTAGGAAGCATGGTTTCTGGTGGAAGTGGAGTTATAGCAGTCAAGGTACATTGGGACCCAGAACTCCAGGTAGCTAAAGTTGGTTCACACGCTGTCCCCTATACTAGCGCTCATGCTGACAAAATCTTCAGGGAGTTCAGATATGAAACGACTAGCACAACTGGTGATGTCCGGGGTCAATACATGGAGTTGATAATGTCTGGTGCTGGATGCAGTGGTGAGGCAGCTAGAAATAGGACATACATTGATGCTGCTGTTGCAGTTGCTCATGGATGCCATGACGGTTTGGAGTTCGGCACGGATGGTTCTGTGACTGGACTAGGTGTAGGACACAGAGCTACCTACAAGGCCGCAGACAAGGCCGCAGGCGGAACTATCGCTGGTGGTATGTCTGAGCTTTGGGCTGATGGGGTTTCAACTGATTTTGCTGCCGCAACAAGTCATTCTATCCACAGGTTTGTAATGGGTGGTGATGGTACTGGCATAGATACTGCTACAGTTGCCCTTGAGTTTGACAACATTCCGACTGGTGCAGGCACAGGCAATATGCTGGACACGACTACCCATGCAGGAGATAGCACTGATGGACTGCGAGTAATTATCAATGATGCAGTTTATATGATAATGCTCGTATCGGTATAAACCTAAACTAAAAAGGAGTAAGTAATGGATTTCTACGCTGAAATGGAAAAGAGGAAACAGAAGCACATTGGAGAGATAGGTAATATATCCTATGAGCGCTATGGCCTTAGCAAGCAGGTAGAGTCGAATCAAAAGCGAATTGCGGAGATAGACGGACTGATTGCAGAAAAGGAAATGGCGATATTCGAGGATGACCAATCCCAAAGAAACTTCAACACCTACCTAGCTATTAAAGAGGGGGCTGTTACTCTTGACCAAGTGAAACACGCTGTTGAAAGCGGTGAAAATCTCAAAACAAAATAAACTAGGAGGCAATATAATGCCAGATTTAATGAAACTAATGGAGGATTGGGGCGGCTATGCCGCTATAAATGAAGTTGGAAGGGGAGACGGGTATGAGTTAAAACTAAAGGAGACTATTGATTTACTCAGCAATGCCCGTGGACTTTCAGAAAATAGACACACATACCTACTCCGGGAAGCAATGACTACATCAGACTTCCCCTACCTGTTCGGCGATGTACTTGATAGGCAGGTATTGGCTCAATACAAAGCCACCCCTTCGACTTGGAAGAGCTATGTCAGGACTTCTTCAGTCCCACGCCTTGCCCCTCAAATTGGCGGGTATAGGTTTGCTATTACCGGTGGTGACCAGCGTCTTGATAAAGTCGCAGAGAAGGGAGAATACCTGGCCAGTGACAGGGAGGAAGCCAAATATACGCTATACGTCTACAAGTACGGCAGGCAGTTCGACATATCATGGGAAACCCTTATCAATGACGACCTGGGCGCCCTGAAGGATACGCCGATGCGCTTTGCGAGGGCAGCTACCCGGACTGAGCAGTACACCGTTGTCAATCAGTATGCAAGCGACACGGGGACTCATGCGGCTGGCAATCTATATGACGATGCCACCGCAGGAGAAATCAATGGCTCTGTGGATTTGCTGACTATCGCTAACCTTGAAGCTGGCCTTGAAGCTATGGCAAGTTGGACGGATGCAGGCGGAAGTCCTATCTACAACAGGGCAAAATACCTCGTCGTACCCCCGGCCCTTGAGATGACCGCAAGGCAGATTCTGACTTCAGCTACTAAGATGTGGTCAGACAACGCAGCCGGGCCAGTTCCGTATCCCACTAACAACGTTGTCGCTCAGATGGGCTTACAGTTAATCGTAGAGCCTTGGCTCCCGATATGCGATGACAATACTGATGGCGATACTTCTTGGTATCTGTTTGCTGACCCCAACGATATTGCCGCTTTAGAGGCAGGGTATCTGAGAGGGCATGAGAGACCAGAAATCTGCATGAAGGCAAGCGACAAGGTTACTGTTGGTGGTGGTGCTATAACCCCGTTCAGTGGCGACTTTGCTACTGATAACGTATTCTACCGCGTGCGCCATTGCTTCGGTATATGCGAACTCGACTGGAGAGCCACTTATGCAGGTGGGCAAGTCAACGGATAAAAAAGGGCAGTTAGCTAGAAGTTATACTAGAGCAATCTAGTGTGGCTATCTTTTTGCTGCCGGGGGTATTGGTGGTTTGCTCCTTTCCACCAGTATCCCCGGTGGGTATGTTAAGGAGGTTGATATGGCGAACTTAGATTTTGGATGGCCTTACTCACACGTTACAGCAGATGCTCAGATAAAAGCAAGCCCAGGGATATTACATTCTATCGTAGTCAATGGGCTTACTACTGCTGGTGATGCCACGATATATGATAGTCTCACAGAGGTGGCACCAATTATAGGGGTGCTACATCTTGACCCGACTACTTCGGTATCTGTTCAGCCGATAACGTTCTTCTATGATTGTCGATTCTCCACGGGACTATATATAGGCTTTGACGCTACTTTAGTGGCTGATTTGACGGTTACTTATGCGTAAGGATTGATTATGGCAAAAGATAGAGAGCCTTATAATTCCAAATACTGTAAAGAGGTCAAGTGCCCATATCGACACGGCAATAAGTGCACTGAGGTCTCTTGTGTCCGTAACGGCACAGAGAAGAGGTCACGGTATTTTACTATATATGGTGTGTTGGCTATAGGAGATATAACATGACAGATATAGAGAAGGTGCAATTACTAATAGCGGATACTTCGGCCACTCAATTCACAGTGGCGCAGATTCAGGCGTTCTTGGATATGGCTGATGATTCGATTTTGGTTGCCGCAGCTCTAGCGTTGGAGTCCTGGGCGGCTTCGCTTAGTGATAACGCTACAAAAGAAACTATAGGCGATTATTCCTATACCAAAAAGGCGGCAGAGACTAAGCTGGCTTTGGCGAATAAATACCGGGAAGATGATGCTAACACTCCTTATCTTACCTGGGCGGAAATGGACTTGACTGGCGAGGATGACTAATGTCGTATGCTGACTTATTGATAAACTCATGCACTACTCAGCGCTTTAATGCGACTGCTACCGATGCTTATGGCAACCCGACAGGCTCATGGGACACAGCATTAACAGAATCCTGTCGGTTAGTTGCTGATATCGGCAGGGAATTAAAGATAGGAGCCGAGGTAGTTATCGCTAATTATAAATTATTTCTTGGTGATGTGGATATTACCGAGCAAGACCGGGTAGTAGTAAGCGGCACGACCTATGAAGTGCTATTAGTCTCTGATAGACAGGATAGCACGGGAAGCCATCATAAGGAGTGCTATCTAAGGACAGTTCGATGAAGTTTAATCTAGGAATTCGACTAGGCATAGATAATCAAGGCGTTTCCCGGAAAGTCAATCAGGCAGGGGAGAAGGCGCTTAAAAACGTTGTTATCAAGATTGAGAGAGACGCTAAACATGATAGCCCTTTTCTAACTGGTAATAATGAGCGTTCTATCACGTCAGAAGTTAAGGGCATGACGGGAAAGGTATATAGCACTAGCGGATATGGTGGATACCTTGAGGCAGGGACGGCTAGAATGCCAGCTAGACCATACTTTAAGCCAGCCCTTGACCGGCATATTGGCGGACTCCCGAACGGAATCAAGGGAGAGTTAAAATAATGAACGCAGATACCAATAGTATAATTAGAACTTACCTGGCAGCCGAGACTACTTTAACTGACGTTGTATCGACTCGTATCTATACCCCACGCCTTCCCGAAAATACCGACTTGCCAGCACTAGGTTTTTTCACTAGAGGCGGAGGTTCAACGCCATATATCCCCGGAATAGTAACTCCTAGTATTCAATTCGATTGCTGGGCTGATACCCCTATAGTTGCTCGACAGGTTTACAGGGCGCTTTATGATGTTTTGCAGGGCGTTCAGAACGAAACTGTCACGGTCGGTAGTAGCGATTATAAAATCATGAGTGCAATCGAAGAAGTACAGGGACAGGATTTACAGGACGTGGATATTCCGAATTACTACAGGGTGATAACCTTCTTCAGCATTATGGTTATGGCTGAGTAGCGAATGAGACGCACTAGGGTTTAATTCTGGGGCTTTATATTCCAATACCATAGGTGAGCATAGCTCGCCTTTTTTTGTATCAAAATATAACACGGAGGTTTTTAAGATGGCAAATACAATAGCAAACGTTCTAACGGGAGTAGCGACACTAGGGATTAGAGAGCCTAACAATGCCCTTGCGGAGTGGGTGACAGTGAATCCTTATACCGGGACTTATTCCGTGAAGCTTACCAAGACAGGCTCCGGCAATGCTGGCAGCACTCATCTTGAGATAATTCCGCCTACCAGCGTCACCCTTGGCACTTTCAATACGGGAGTTGGGGGAGCTGGCAGTTACGATTTCTACTATAG